TAAAATAAAACCGGAAGTGATGACAGATCCATCGGTATTTTCTGCCAGCGGCGATATCGAGATATTTGCGGCAGGTGAAAAAGAAAACAAAAACAGTGTCAGGCTCACACTTTACGATGGTTCATTCGTTAAACACTGGTACTGGGGCAAACTGGCGTTTGATTTGAAAACGATGAAGCTGGCAAAGTCCAAGATTCCGATTCTCGATGCTCACGAAACAGACAGGCCTTTGGGATATTCGACAGCGGCCAACTTCGATAATAAATTTACGCTCGAAGGGAAATTCCTGAAAAATAGCGCACTTGCACAGCAAAGACAGAATGAGCTTGACGAGGGATTCCCTTATGAGGCATCGCTTCGGTTCGACATGAATAAAACCAATATTCAGCTCTTAAGAGAGAAAGAATCAACAGAGGTCAATGGGAAAACATTCATCGGCCCTGGAGCTGTGATGCGTAATGCCGTTATCATGGAAGGTTCAATATGCGTATTTGGTGCGCTTAATAA